TCAGACTACCACAGCTATTGCGCCGTCACAGAAATCGGCCCGAAAACGGGTCGACTTCATGTGCATGTGCTTCACGCTTTTAGTCACCTGCCTATGGGCGTCAGTTGCCCTAATGTGGGTCTTCCATCACCTATCAATAGAGAGCTTCCATATTTCCGGCAATTCTGGCGCTACGGTTATTCCGTGCCCCTCGGCGTCCGATACTCGTCTAACGATGCTTACGGTAGAGCGGGATTTCGATGGCCTCTTGATCCAGCTACCGGAAAAGGACTAGTCTCAAAGAGCCCGCTAGCAATCTCGGGCTATATGTCAAAATATATTGCTAAAGCCTACAACTCTCAAAAAAGGAACGACTACAAATGGCGAGTGAAAAAAAGCCGCAACCTCGGAACCAAAATACCAGAGCTACTAGTAAACGAGTTATCGTTGAAGACGTTACAAACGATGATCTGGACGAACCAGATAACAGCAACAATCAATCAGAGCCAAATTCCCAAAGCCGTGCTCCGCAAAGCGGTGCTCCAGAGGCTCCAAAATATCCACGGTTCAATGAACCAGTTCGATCAGCTAAAGGGCATACCTACTCAAGCCGGGCTGCTAACGCAGTTGCGCGCTTTGACCCAAGAATCACCAATGTCCAGCCCATCGAAACCTTCCAATTTCAATGTCCCAGATATAACAAGCGAGGATATATATGAGGCGCAAATAGACCTAAACCAAGCAGCGTATAAAATCGACTGCGAGTATTTCCAAAGGTCTTTCTATGATGGAAAATCCAACTCCTCGCGTGCTCACTAACTACGAGCATCAAATAATCCTTAATCGGACAATCGCACTTCAACTGGCGTTAATCGTCCTGATACGGATAATGCAAAAACCGGAGGAACCTACTCCGATCGAGCAACTAGAAAACGTCTTGATAAAACTGTCTGAATGCCTGGACGTGGTTCTTAACCCACTCGTCGAAACTTCGACAGCCGAAGGCTTAGAAGCATGAGCAGCAATCGAGCGACCATCGGTGTCGGTGTCAAGGGTTTAAGCGTAGCGTCCCTTGATACCGGCGCCGATGGGCGCAACCCCCTTTATTCAATTCCCTTTCTATGCGATAGGGATTGAAGCCCGAAGGGCCGAGACCGCTTGCGGGCTCGGTTCACGAAAGCCCGGCCCCGACAGGGGATCGCCCAACAGCTTGAACAGGAGAAAAAATGTCAAGCCTCAATTATGCAGTCGCACACGGAGTAATGAAATCTATCGCACAATATACTAGTGCAGATTTCGATAGCCTCGGAATTACCCCCGAGGATTATAAACTAGCGCACGGTGACACAATGTGGACTCGTGAAAATCGGCGCCGCGTCGTGGCTACTCTCGACGCTCTAATTTATGGCACAATCGACGTTCTCGGAATGGGACGCTTTGCGGTCCCTACCGAATATGTGGCAGCAATTCTGGCCACTTTCGTCGCACCACTAAACAGGCAAGTAGCATGTATCTGGATGGCCGAACAAGGCACTACTGGTTCAAAGGCGTCCGATCTGGCCGCAGCCGGACAAGTCGCCTCCACCGTAGACAAATCTACGCCGTCCCAACTATTCGCTCTCGTTATTCTTCTATCTCAAGATGACGCCTCTACTGAAGTGCGTCAAAAATTCGAGGCGAAAATGACTCAACGGCTTAAAGCAGCAGCAGGAGTAATGTAAAATGCGCGTTCTTAAAAACCGCCGCCGCAGCGGCACAAAAATCTACTATCGCGGTGGTTACCAAGTATGATCACCATCACTTTCGACGGGCAAAATTACCATTTCAAATGGACCGGCGATCTAAAATCAGCCGTTACAAAAGCGGCCAAAGCGGCAGCAACAGCTCACCTTAAAAATCAAAATACACAGGTTGAGCTAATCCTGCCGCAGCCGCAAACAACGGCTAATGACGCCGCGTCCAAAAAAACGCCCGTCAAATAATCCACCGCAACAACAGGCGCCCGCGTAAGCGGGCGCCTTTCTTATGGTCGCAACACAGGAGCAAACAGTGACAGACCAAAATCCCAACAAGGAAACTCCAACAATCTTCGACGGACCCAACAAAGTCAAAAAACGTTGGGCAATCGGCCTCCTGGCTCTCGTCGGAATCCTTTCCAGCATGGACAATCTTCCTAGCTGGGTCGTCTCTCTCGCAACCACTATCGCCCAGGCAGCACAATGACACGTTTTCCTTACGATCTGACCCATTACGCTCACATTTGTGGCAAAATCGGTCGTCTTCAAACTATCTCGACCATTCCGGTCGTAGCAGGCGACAGCCTTGAAATTAATCTCGACGGCATGGTTCGTCTCTCACCCTTCAGGAAAGAGGTCGTCAGTGAAACACAGGTCGATATCTGCGCTTTCTATATTCCTCACCGTCACATTTATGGTGACGACTTCGTGCAACTCGTCAGGCAGGGCTACGATGAGCAAGTCACTTTCTCAGGCTTCGCACTTGATGCAGGCGACAGAGACGCCTGCTTTCTGGGGTATAATGAAGCTCCCGCAAGCATCCCTCTCTGGACTATCGAAGGTTATCAACGTATCTTCGACCGCTATTTCCGCGTGCCCTCTCTCGCTCCTGACTCTGACTTCCAGCAATATCCTACAGGAACTTCAGCAAACGCTAAAGACTATCGCCGTTATGGACGCCTATGTGCGCGACTCCCACATCCATTGGTGGGAGGTATGGTGCTAGATAATTCCACCACCTATCGTGATCTAAATTCCGATGACCGTGAGGTCTTCGGTATCACCGATGAAGGTCTTCCCGTCATCGACGTTACCAACATCGCCGCAGTTCAGGCGCGCTATAAATCGGAAATCGAGCGAACTTGGTTCGGCGAACGCTATAACGATATCCTTGATATCTGGGGCTCAAGCGTCAATATCGACGCTGACCAGCGCCCCGAAATGATCTGGCGCGAAACCTTCAATATGTCTGGCCAAGACATCAACGGAACAGATGATGCTACTGTCGGAAGCTACATCGGTAAAACCGTCGCACGCTGTGACGTCAATATTCCGCGAAAATACTTTCCAGAACATGGCACGGTCTGGATCATGGCGCTTCTGCGCTTCCCTCTCGTGCACGCTTACGAAAGCCACCCGCTTGCCACCCAGGTCAACCCGTCCGGTCTAGACTGGCTCGGAGACCCCACTCTTTGGGCGGAACAACGCCCTGTCGAACAAGACCCTCGCAAGTGGCTTACAGGCACCGCTAACCCGTCTTCGCCGGACGGCTCTTTCTTTGAGCCCTACGGCCTACACTATCGCGCGCACCCTAATAGGGTGCACCTTCAATTCATCGATATTCCTGGCTATCCGTTTTCTAAGACTCAATACGACACCTTCGCGAATATCTACTATCATCAGCCTAATGACTATGCGGACGTCTTCCAAACGTCTCAGCTAGGACACTGGCAAATCCATTCAAAAGTAAACGTTATGGCCTTGCGCCATATTCCTGACCCCAAAATGTCTATCTTCGCAGGAGCCCAATAATGGGAAACAAGATAAATCGTGTGCAAAATGCACGGCATGTATTCGCTTCGGATGCAACAGCGGTCATTGCGGCAGCAGACTTTACGTCTGGCTTTGGTTTAACTCACCAAAACACTGCTATGCGCATAATTAACGCTACCGCGCTTCAAGGAAACGGAAGTGCTCACGCCGGTTTCACTACAGGAGGAACGCTCACTGCCAACACTAGAAGCGGCATAGGCGCCCAAGTAGCTATTGATGTTCCGGATGCCGACAGTTATTGCGCAGAAATATGGGGCTTCTTTGCAGGTAGTATTCCATCTGGCGCATATATCGCGCCCGTATTTGGAACTATGGTAGACCTCGCGACAGCAGCTAATGAAAATCAAACGCTTCTTTATCCTATGTGTTTAGAGAATCATGCGTCGCCTGCCGGTTTTATTGGCAGAGCCTTTCACTACGTCGTGGAAATCAATCAGGAACCGCTAGCCCAATTCGCATTCGGGTTCGAGCTTCTCAACGGAACTGGCGGCAACCTAACAGTTACTCCGTATCAAGTCCGCTTCGGGTTCAGAGCGCTTGATAACAATCTGCGTTATTACGATCCGGTGCGCTAATGCCAGGGTTTCTTACGTCGTTATTGACAGCAGCGCTAACAGCGGGCGCCAATGCCTTATTCCAGAATATAGGTAGCTCAGCAGGGGGGGCCGTTTCAAACGGCCTCTCCGGTCTTCTCGGCGGCGCGTCAGATCGCGTCCGTCGTGAGGACGTAGAACACAATCAAAATATGGCCGATCTAGTCAATCCGCGGGAGATACGTAGACAATCGCAGTTCCTAACCGGGATAGCTCCCGCCCAGGCATCCGCCTATAATACGTATCAGGACGCAACCCATGCCGCAGACACAGCACGAGAAGTCACCAGACTTCAAACAATGGCCCCCGTTCAGGCTCAAGCTGACTTACAATACATGGACACTGTCTATGCAGGAACTTCACCTTGGGAGCGACTCGGATCAAGCGCGGCTCCTTCAATCTCTGCTCCAAACCCTACAGGAGGCGCGCCTCAGCGAGCCACCGCAGACGTAGGGTCGCAATTCTTGCCGTTGATAACAGCTCAAATCGCGGCCGATACTCAAAAACAAACAGCTCAAATCGCAGCTTCGTCTCAACAGGCTGTCGCAAAAATGCAAACAGATGCTCAGTTAAAAGCAGTAGGCATACAGACTAATGACGGAAAGTTACCCGAGGCACAAACTGCCGCAACAGCGGCCCAAGAACTTCAAACACTAGCCCAAACTGAGAAAACAGGTGCGGAAACAGATGCTATAGACCAAGATATGCGTATAAAGGCAGCAGAAATGATAAGCAAACTAACTCCTTCAGAAGTGATTGACCTTGGTGTAATGCGATATGAGCATAAGCCCGGTTGGAAACAAATCCTTCCTCTGCTCACAGCGCCAAACGGATCAGGTAATCGTCGTGCAGAAATCGAAAACGTTATCAAAAAGCTTCCGGCCGATCAGTGGGCCGGCACTCGTCGAGACATGCTTGAGTTAGCCGGCATGCTCGGAAAAGGCGCAGGCGCTCTCAAAAACGTAGGCTCCTTCCTGGGAGGCTTCTCTAAGGGCAAATGGTGAATGCTATCCGTGTCACAATTCGCCCAGGTCAATAAACGGTTCGCAGAGTTCAATCGCTGTCGCACTCTCTTAGAGACCCTAGAGCGTAAAAAAGAAGTCCTTGAGGATCTTCTTCTGCCGCATCACCATCAACGCTTTCTCGACGTTACGGTCGACCTAAAAATCCATCGTAGTCGTCTTGATAATACACAATTTATATACAACACCCCCAAATGGCTCGGCTGGCCGGTTAAAGATGTCGTCAATTACGTATTTGAGGGCGTCAACTTCGATCGCAAAGCCAAGCCAACACCACTAGAACAGGAGGCAATTGAGCTCATGCATGATCTTGGTCGACAAGCTCGCGCGTCTGGACACAAGTTCGCTATCCAATCCGAAATGGCCTATCGGGCCTCTCAGGGATGGTTCTTCCTGTTCAACACTCTCACAGTCCGCGATGGCTGCATCAGCCAGGTATTCAATGAACGTTCTCGGGCATTCGTGGACTACATCCGAGACTTCGACGCTAGCATCAGAAAGGAAATCACCGGTGCAAGACGAAACAAACCAGAGTCAGACTACCACAGCTATTGCGCCGTCACAGAAATCGGCCCGAAAACGGGTCGACTTCATGTGCATGTGCTTCACGCTTTTAGTCACCTGCCTATGGGCGTCAGTTGCCCTAATGTGGGTC